GTGGTGTTGTAAATATTTGTGAACCCTCCTCCGCACACGAAAAGCAGTATGTAGCGTAAGACACAAACAAGTCTGGTTAAATTGTGGAAAGAAGGTATGTTCTGATAAATAAACCCCTAACCCACTTGATGAAGTGAGTTAAGGGATTTGTCAGGATGATGTCCTGTCTTGGTTGCTCAATTCCAAGAATATCTATTGAGATTAGATGGTGAGCCATCTCTTGCCTAACAGAGCCTCAATAGCCACATTGCGTTGTTTGCACCTTGTACCGTCACACATCAGAACGGATTAGTTTTGGCATCCAAGCCAGCACATTCACAATGCAGTCCTCCTGCTCGGTGGGATTGACAATCTTCTGTCCCACAATACTTTGTCAGCCAGAACGTTTCCGTGGACTTTAGGGACTACATCTATCCAAGACTACGACACCTTGAAGACTCGATTTCCTACCCAAAGTTTGCACATAAGCCGATAGACTCTGACAAAGACACCGAAGTGTGCGCCTACTATACAAGAATTCAATTCTGATGTAAAGTGTGCGCTAACTTCCCATTCTGTTTAAAGGAAAAACATGGCTAAGAATCCAATGGTGAATGAAACTTACTATGAAGTCAAAGGTAAGAAAATCTATGGCTTCAATAGCCCAATGACTCGAAAAGAAGTTGATAGAGACATTGAGAACTTCTCTAACAAAGTTAAGAAAAACACAGAGACTGCAAGACAGAATCCTGAGTTAAAGTCTTTTTCCGACTTTGCCAATGAAGGCATCAAGGAACAAATCCGTCAAGCCCGTAAAGCTAACCAAGCTGGTATAGGTGCTGGTCGTGGAGAGATCAATCCTCCAGAAGTTAACACTAGACGACAATATGAAGCCGAGAAAGAAGCTGGAGACCCTAATGCCCTGAAGCTGTCTTTTGAGGAATGGAAAAAACTTTAATTGTTGTGGACTCGCTTTCTGATGTAAAGTGAGTACCAACATCAAGACGCATGGAGATTGTCACTAGGTACTATTAGTAATAGTCACCAGCCTTTTAAATAGTCTCCAGCCGTGTTGGTGTAACTCAGTTGGTAGAGTCATGGGCAGATTTCTGTCGATGCTGTGTAGAGTTGCAACAAAGCACAGTAGGCGAGTCGCTGGTTCAAATCCAGCCACCAACAACCTTCTTCCCTAACTGGATAAAAGATGAACGCTGTAGATGCACTTCCTGATAACCTGAAGAAATCTAAAGGTCGCCCCCGTGGTACAGGAAAGATTACTCTCTCTAAGTACGCAGACAACCCCTCTGCACTCGTCTTACCCAAGACTGAACAACAGAAAATCAAAGAACTCAAAGACCTCCTGATAAACAGTGCTGGATCGAACGTTGTCATCAAGGCAGTTGAGATTGCCATGAATGATGAACACCCTGCTCAAATGGCGGCACTCAAACTCTGTATGGACAGAATGCTTCCCGTTTCCCTGTTTGAAAAAGAAGGAAAACAACGCTCCGCTGTCAACATCACAATTTCAGGCATAGGTGGTGTCACTATTGGGGAAAACCCTATAGAAGCAGAAGATATAGAAAGCAAAGATGTCTGATTTGAACTTCAGTCTCCTGCCTTGGCAACAAATTGTTTTTAGCGATAAAACAAGATTTAAAGTCATTGCCGCTGGTCGAAGATGCGGTAAGTCACGCCTCTCAGCCGTTACCCTCCTGATTGAAGGACTCCAATGTACTGCTGGCTCTGCTGTGCTGTATGTTGCACCTACCAATGGTCAAGCCAGACAGATTATTTGGGATGTCTTGATGGAGTTGGGTAGAGAGGTGATTCAGTCAAGCCACATCAATAACATGGACATCACCCTGATAAACGGAGCAAAAATCTATGTTAGAGGTGCAGATCGCCCAGATACTCTGCGAGGAGTGTCACTCACCTACGCTGTGCTTGACGAGGTTGCCGACATCAAACCAGAAGCATGGGAGCAAGTCATTCGTGCTTCGCTGTCAGACAAAAAAGGTCGGGCAATGTTCATCGGAACTCCCAAAGGTCGTAACTTTTTCTATGACATTTTTAAACTCGGAAAATCAGAAACCGACCCCGACTGGAAAAGTTGGCACTTCACCACCAAAGACAACCCCCTGATTGACCCAACTGAGATTGAATCTGCCAAAAAAACCCTCTCTACCTTTGCCTTCAAGCAAGAGTACATGGCTTCCTTTGACAACGCTGGCTCGGATGTCTTCAAAGAAGAATGGCTGAAGTATGGGGTAGAACCTGACTATGGAAGCTACTACATTGCTGTGGACTTGGCTGGATTTGAGGAAGTTGCCAAACAAGCCGCCAATTCCAAGAAAAGACTAGATCAGACTGCTATCTCTGTGGTCAAGGTGACAGATGATGGGAAATGGTTTGTCAAAGAAATTGCTTATGGTCGGTGGGACATCAGGGAGACAGCCGCTACGATTCTGCTCAAAATGCGTGAATACCGCCCTTTGTCGGTGGGAATTGAGAGGGGTTCGTTAAAAAACGCAGTTTTGCCGTATTTGAGTGACTTAATGCGGAAAAATAATGTATATTCACACATAGTTGACTTAACGCATGGCAACAGGAAAAAGACAGACAGAATTATCTGGAGTCTCCAAGGGCGGTTTGAGCATGGGCGCATTGTGCTGAACTCTGAGGAAGATTGGGATGAATTCAAAGACCAACTTTTGATGTTTCCAGCCCAAGGCGTACATGATGACTTACCCGACTCTTTGTCATACATCGACCAACTTGCTGTCACTTCATACTTCCAAGATGACCAAGAAGATGAGTGGGAGCCTTTAGATGTAATTTCGGGAGTATAAATGGCAACCAAAAAATTAGACAAAGACGAATACTATCAACCCACAGAGGCTGATAAAGAGTTGACTTCATTCGTTACTGACCACTGCGATAGGTGGAGAGACTACAGAAACACAAACTTCCTACCCTCCTATCTAGAGTACGAGCGTATCTTCCGAGGAGAGTGGGCATCTGAAGACAAGACCCGTGAGTCTGAGCGTAGCCGTATCGTCACCCCTGCCACCCAACAAGCAGTTGAGACACGCCATGCCGAAATCATGGAAGCTATCTTTGGTCAAGGCGAGTTCTTTGACATTGAAGACAACATCCGAGATGTCAACGGCAACCCCATTGACATTGAGTTAATCAAAGTTCAACTGAATGAAGACTTTAAGAAAGACAAAATCAGAAAAGCTATCGACCAGATCGAATTGATGGCTGAAATCTATGGAACAGGCATAGGTGAGATTATTGTCAAAACTGAAAAAGAGTATGTCCCTGCCACCCAACCCATCCCCAATATGCAAGGACAGGCGGCAATTGGAGTCATGGAAAGAGACAGGATTGCAGTCAAGATCATGCCTGTCAATCCCAAGAACTTCCTCTTTGACCCCAACGGTACTTCCATTGATGACTGTATGGGCGTGGCTATTGAGAAATATGTCTCAATCCACAAGGTTGTTGAAGGAATCGAGAGAGGCATCTACCGCAAAGTAGACATCACGCCCACCTACGAAGACACCGATCTTGAACCTACCCAAGAAGTATCGCAGTACCAAGATGAGAAGGTATTGCTGTTGACCTACTACGGGTTAGTACCCCGTGAGTATTTGAACAACTTAGAGGAAAACAAGGACATTGTTGAGTTGTTTCCTGACAATTCTTATGCCGAGGACTACACCGACATGGTGGAAGCCATTGTTGTGATTGCCAACGATGGTTTATTACTCAAGGCTGAGGAAAACCCTTACATGATGAAGGACAGACCTGTTCTGTCTTACCAAGACGATACCGTTCCCAACCGTCTTTTGGGTCGTGGCACAGTGGAAAAAGCATTCAATATGCAAAAAGCCATTGATGCACAGACCCGTAGTCACTTGGATTCACTGGCATTGACCACTTCTCCCATGATTGCGATGGATGCAACTCGTCTTCCAAGGGGTATGAAGTTTGAGATCAAGCCTGGAAAAGCAATTCTCACCAATGGCGCACCCTCAGAGATTCTTTATCCATTCAAGTTTGGTCAAAGTGACCCCAACAACCTAGCCACTGCCAAAGAATTTGAGCGTATGCTGTTGCAAGCCACAGGAACTCTAGACTCTCAGGGCTTGGTTAGCCAGTCTAGCCGTGATGGTGGTGGTATGTCGATGGCAGTAGCCTCCATCATCAAGAAATACAAGCGTACATTGGTGAATTTCCAAGAAGATTTCTTGATTCCATTCATCAAAAAGGCGGCTTTCCGCTATATGCAGTTTGACCCAGAGCGTTATCCCTCTGTGGACATGAATTTTGTACCTACTGCTACCTTGGGCATCATTGCTCGTGAGTATGAACAACAACAATTCATTGGTTTGTTGCAGACTTTGGGTGCTGAAACCCCTGTTTTGCCGATTTTGCTCAAAGGCATCATTGGAAACAGCAGTTTGTCTAAC